TCTAAAGTAATATATAAAACATTTTTACCTTGTGTCAACCAGTTTGAGGCGGCATGGCACATGAACAATGATTTACCAACACCTGTACCTGCAAGGGCAATATTAAGTGTTTTACTCGGCACACCACCTTTTGTAATACGATTAAAATAGTTTAAATCAAACTTAAATCTTTTTTCTCTTTTATGATAAAACTCAAATCTTGCTTCGGCGTCATCTATATAATCATGACCGATATGATTATCAAAAGATACTGCAAGTGCTTGAGATAAAATACTAGGTATCGCTTCTGGATTTTGTTTTTTATCTTTGCCATCTAGTATCTGAATACCTTCTAGAACGGCATTGTGTACTGCACGGTCTTTACAAAACTTTTCTGTTGTATCTAACAACCATTGTAATTCTACTTCTTGATTATCAAGTTTGTTTACAATAGTTTTTATTTCAGATAATTCTTCTTCTTTTAAATCTTTTCTTTTATTTAATTCTACAAGTATGGTTTCTTTTGTAGGTAAATTTTTATACTTGTTTACAAACTCATTTATTTCACCGAACAATGTTGATTCATTATGATTAGTAAAAAACTCTGACTTAATAAAAGGTAATGCTTTTCTGGTAAATTCTTCATTATAAAATAAATTTCTTAAAATTATTCTTTCTATTCTATCACTCATAATTCACCAAACTATCATGTACCCAATTTATATTTAATACTATTCTAAAATTGTGATTTCTAGGTTTACAGCCACCATGCAACAAATTACCTTGCATAACTAATAATCTATTTGGTTTAGATTCAATTTCAGCAACTACTCTTTTTTCATCATTATATATGTATGTAGGACTATCACTATTATGAAAATAAAATATACCTACTTTTAATTTATCTTTATGTTCAAAATCTTGCATATCTAAATGTGGTTTAGACAAAACATGTTGTTCACTTCTAATATGCATACGCCACCTTAATCTTTTTGTTACATAATCATTTAGATTAGCTTGCATTTTGCACATCTCTGCTAAATCATGTGTTATATCATAGTAATCAGTTTTTATATTATCCCAACCTAAACATAGATGAGTAAATGAAAATAAAAGATTGTTTTGATATGTGTCTTCATCTTTATAATATGATGAATCTTTTTTTGAAACATATCTAGGGTATCTAATATACCACGGAAACTCATCTGATTCAACAACGTGTTTTACTTCTTGAAAATCTGTTTTATCTAGAACATCATCATAAATATCAATCATTAACTTCCTCAAATTTTAAATCTAATTTACCTGTTGCCAATTGTTCTTCTACTAAATCAATTAGTATATCACCTATATGATTAATAAATTCTTCTTCATCTATATCAACATCATTAGGATTTTTCATGATGTTATAATCAAAGATAACTGACATCTTCTCATCATCTTCTACTGGTTTAAAACCTACATTACCATACTTGTAGATTATTTCTGCATACTTACCTTCAGTAAGTTTTATGCAAGTGTAATCATCATCAGGTCTTTGTGCAAAGACATACGGTTTATTCTTCGACTGTGCCGTAGGTAAATTTTCGTTTTGTGTACTCATCAATCTTCTCTAACATTTCTTTTGTGAAATATTTTTCAGGTTCATTATTAATAGTTTTTGCATACTGTTTACTGCCATCTGGTAATTCATATCTCGTTGATACTTTTTTAAATAAACCAGATTCTTCTGCAAGGTCTAACAGGCCATAATATTGGTCTAGACCTTTTGAGTAAGTAAGTCTAACATCTACCATGGCATTTTCTTTTGTAATTCTTGACTTGTAATTTTTACAATGCACAATATTACCTACAACTTCTGCACCATCTTTTTCTTTTTTCTTACCTAAGTAAACAATACTTGAAGCTGCATATTTAAGACCAGACCCACCACCCATTTCTTTTTGTGGGAACATAGAACCTATCACATCATATGTGTGATTAGTCATAATCATTGGCACATTTGCCTGACCTAATTTTAAAGTTAAAACTCTAAATGCCGATTTAACAATTTGACTTCTTGTCATGTCTCTAGTTTCTTTACCTTCTGCTGTATCTTCCATTTCTTTTGTTGTTGATAACATACCTAAAGAATCTAACACGAACATGATAGGTTTTCTTTTATCTTTTTCTTGTTCTAGATACTTGTCAAGAACTCTAATTGCTTGTAGTCTAAACTCTTGAACTGTTGCAACTGGCATGATAACTATTCTATTTGTATCTAAACCTCTTTGTTCTAACATATCTTTTGATACTGCATTTTCTGATTCAAAATAAATTACACCAGCATCCTTGTCTACATCTAGAAAATGTTTACATACACCTAATGCAAAGAAAGTTTTACCTGTTGCGGCCTCACCTGCAATCGCTGTTATACGATTACCTGGTAACCCACCGAATATACTGCCTGATAATAAGGCGTTGAAAGCATATGAACCTGTGTCAATAAAACTATCAACATCACCACCTGTTACGCCTTCTGACGCTAATGTGGCATATTCATTGCCTGTTTCTTTAATTATATCTTTTAAAAAATTACTCATCATATTACCTCAATGTTTACATTATACACTATTTAAAGAAATTGTCAAGTGTGGTCGTTCTTGAATGTCTAAATAAATCTAAATAAGAATGTCCTGTATGATTAGCAATACACGAATCTACTGAATAAAAACACCACACATTTTCTATGAATAACATATTCATAAACTCATTCAATTCTTCTTTTGTTTTAAACTTGGCGTTGCCTTGTGGTCTTTGCATGATTCTCATGCCAATTTGACCTATAAAATATTCTTCTAGTGAATCAACTAATTCATCACAACTATAATATCTTGTACCTTTTATTTTTGGGTCCATGATATTTACAAATAGAAAACCATTTTCTGATAAACTCTTATGACTATTTAGTGAGACTGGTAGATAGAAGTCATCACGCCACTTATCATACTCATTAAATTTAAACCATGATTGGTCTTCTTCATGTTCACCACCTTTATTATATTCTTCTGTACTAAAATAAGGCGGACTTGTAAATGCACAATCTATATTTTTAATTTCTTTCCATGGTAAATTTTCTGCACCACATCTGTAAATAGTTACTTTCTTTTTACCTTCTACTGTAATATATGGTGGTGTATTTTGATTACTTTGCCCTGCAAATATTTTAACATTTTTATTGCCTAAAAACTTTTCGTAAGTTTCTATCTGTTGATAATACTTTTGAAATGTGCCTGGATTAGGGTCGCAACCAATATATTCTTCAGCGTCTGAAGTATAAAAACCTGCAAGTCTATCACCCCAACCACAACTTGTATCTAAAACTTTTTTAGCGTCTGTCATGTGATATATTGCTTTTGCAACATTAGGTTTAAATTGTGTTGCAATATAAGTGCCTAATCTAAATGCACTCATATAACTTGCATTAGTTAGTGAACCACCTCTAAGTTTTTCTTCGCCATCAATATCAACCTTTTTCATATTATTAATACCACGCCATATAGGACCTAGGCACTTCCAGATATCTTTCGCTGTGCCTTGGGTCCATACTGTTATTGGCGCTTTAAAACCATAACTACCACAGTTAAGTCTTAACTCTTGATGAAAATAATTACTAATAGAATTGTAGGTGCTAGGGGCGTCTATCAATCCTAAACCATGTTCACTAAATGGATATTTGTAATCTTCATATTTTTCAAATACTGTCTTGTCTATATTTTCTATAGGTTTTATAATAGACCATATATCATCATTCTTTAACTCATTAAATAATTTTCTAACATCATCCTCTTTTATTTCTTTTAAAGGAAACTCAGGTCTATTGTTTGCAATATATTCTGCCAAGTCTTCTCTAAATTTTTCTTTACCTAATCTATCTGTGTGATGTTCAAACTCACTTTGATTCATGATAGGTAACCCTACATTATTTGCATATTGTTTTAGCCATTCGCTCATCCGAAAAATGCCTCCAAACTTGCTTTGTGTTCAACTTCCCAACCTATACTCTCTAATATAAATGATAGAGGAGTTATAAAAGTTTTTTCAAACTGTGTGTCTCTATCAATAAAATCATTTAAATTAAACTCTGTCGGCAGTTTTGTGATATAACTTATAACATCATACTTAAACGGATTTCTTTCTTTTAGTTTTATAAATTTAATCTTATCACCTTCTTGTATCGCTGGATACTTACTTGTAATCTTATGTTGTTTTATTTGATAATTATAAATCAATGCACCCTTTACATGTATAGGTGTACCTTTTATAAAAATATCTTTTGAACTGCCATATCTTTTTAAATTATTACAACTTCTAGGAAAAGATATTTGTTCAGGTGTCATCTGATTAAATTCTTCTCTAAAATCTGCAACAAATTTTATAAGTGTATCATTGTCTTTTGTCATCATGATATCTATTGCTTCTTTAATTTTACCACGACAAACTTCTGGTGTAGAAGACTTTACTGCCTCAATGCCCATAATTTTCATTTTAGGTTTTGTATAACGGATACCTTCTTCATCTAATACATGCAACATATATCTTTTCTTAGCAGTCCATATCGCCTTGTCGGCAATGACTTCTCTTTTCATAACCATTCTTTGTTGAAATGCATTTGTATAATCTGCTAACTCATCAAAACATTTTTCAATAAATGGTTCTATCTTTTGTTCAATAACTTTATCTAAAAATTTTAGTATCTGTTCTGTGTCTTTACCTTGACATGTTTTTTCTACAAGTTTATCTAGACATAAATAAATCGAATCTGTATCGGATGCCACAATATAATCTATCTTATCATGAGACTGTAAAACTTTATTCATATAATCATTTACATTTTTTTCTATATGTCTAATTACTAATTGACCTGCTGTTGTAATCGCTGTTGCCTGTCTTACATCATAATATCTAAAGTATTGATTACCGATAGCACCATAGGCACTATTTAATGCAATCTTTTTTGCCCATTGAATATTATGACATCTTGCAATCTCTTTTTTATATACTTCATCTTTTGTCTCTTGATATTTTTTCTTTGCACTTAACATCTTCTTTTTATAGACAACTCTATCTTGATACATCTTATCTAATAATCTAGGTAAGAATCCTGCATTGTCTCTTTTAAATCTTGCACCGTTTGGCGTCATACATAAATCAGCAGATTTTAAATGTTCTAAATTAGATTTCTTTGCAAGTAATTTATTTACAGATACACTACCTGAATCTATGCCAACTATTTTTTCTGGCGATATATTATACTGCATAATTAAATGAGGATATAGTGAATTGATATCAAAAGAAACAATCCACTTATGCATACCTGTAATAGGTTCTTTTACATAGGCGCCATCATACTTTGTATCTTTTATTTTTTCAGACCTTTCTGGAACAACAATATGTTCTTTTCTTAAAAAATTATAAATTAAAACATCCCACACTCTTACTTGTGAAAATACATCATCATAGTTTACTTTAGCCTCATACGCCATAGTTAATATCAACTCAATAAGTTTTAGTTTATCTTCTAGTCCATCTACGATTTCTACATCTTGTATATTATAATCTACGAATGATTGAAAGTCTTTTGTATACCACTCTCTAAAAGTTTCATACGGCATTTCATCTTTACCTACACCTAACTCAACTTTGCCGATATAATCAAGTTTATAACTTTCTTGTCTTGTAGGTATAAACTTTTGATATAAGTCAATGTAATCTAACATTGCAATACCCATAATATTAAATACTGTTTTTGGTCTACCTCTTACAACAACCTCTCTTTTTTCTACATACTTCCAAGGTGAGAAGTTTCTAACAACTTTATCATCTGTTAGTCTAATAATTCTATTCATCAAATAAGGTATATCAAAAAACTTACAATTCCAACCTGTAATAATATCTGGATAGTTTTTCATCCAGAATGTCATAAATTGTTTGATTACTTCTTTTTCAGAATTACATTTTATATAAGTTACATTTTCTCTATCAGTTTTAAACTCACCTGTACCCCATGTTATAATTTGTTTGTTAGTTTGATTCTTAACTGTAAGACATAATATTTCTTCTACAGGATTATCTACATCAGGAAATCCTTCTTCACAACTTGTCTCAATATCAATAGTAAAGATTTTAATTTTATCTTTATTCCACTCTACCTCATCTTTATATTCATTTGCAATATACTGATATGCAAATCTTTCCATACCATAGATAGGCGAATTAGAGTTATCATAACTCTTTCTAAAATCTCTTGCCTTTGCGATACTTTCAAACTTTGTAGGTTGTAAATAATCTCCTTGTAAGTTTGTGTGTTTAGTTTTATTATTTGTTAAAGTAAAAAAAGTAGGTTCAAAATCTATTTTTTCTTGAAACTCTTGACCTTCATGAATACCACGAACAAATAATTTACCTTTATATTCAATTATATTCTTATAAAAATTCATCAAGTAATCAACTGTTTCTCTACTTCTACTATACCACCTGTATTTGCCTGATAAGTTTTTCTTAACTCATCATTAGGTTCAACACTCGTAACTATATTGTCTTGTTTAAATGTAACTTCATCACATTTGCCATAAGGAATGTATTGATGAAATCCTAGAGTTACCGGTTTACCTGGTGCCTCTTGTTGTGGAATAATTACATAAGGTTTTTCTATAATTACATGTGTTGAGTTTCCACTCTCATCAAATATTTCTTCTTTTGTTTTGCCTATTACATCTTCGCCTGTTGTCAAACGATAGAGTTTCACATCTGCCATAATTTACCTCACTTGTTAATAATTTAATTATAATATAAAAAGTCTTATTTGTCAATGCTGTAAGGACTAGTAACTATATATTTTCTACTAGGGTCTACCATAACATTAAGTCTATTCATAAATTGTCTGTCTAATAATATGTGTGTTCTGTCTTCTCTATTATCTAGAGTAAACTCTACATCTGTATATAATGTACCTGCAAATTGTACATCTAATTTAATTAAGTATCTGTCTTCTTCATAGTCTCTTAGGCCACCTACTTTTATTTCTTCTTTTGAAATAATATCTGATGTAATAGTTTTATTGTATAATGACCATGTTACTTTTTTACCTTTGACTTCCATGTTCTCTGCATGTATAACATTTGTGCCACTATTACCTGTATCAAATTTTGCAACAATATCACCAAAAGGTTTTATTGTCATAACTTCTTTGTACCCACATTGAGAAGGTGCCTGTACCCAATTTCTTCTATTTGTAAAATACTCTAAAATTTCTTTACTTATATTTCTACCTGTTGCCTCTTCCATACCCTCTGTACCTGGTGATGAGTTTACCTCAATCATAAATGGTGGTTCTTTCTTTCTATCTTTTGAAGGTATAAAATCTACGGCAGTCCATACGCCATTTACTGCCTTAGCGGCCTTGATACATTCTTCTATTTCTAATTCTGTTAATTTTAATTCTTCTGGTTTTGAACCTTGTGATACATTACTTCTAAAATCACCTTTAATTACAGGTCGTTTCATTGTTGCAAGAACTTTACCACCTAAAACTAATACTCTAACATCATAGTCTGTCTTAATATATTCTTGTACTAATAAATCGGCATCCTCATCTTGTTTATTAATTAACTGCACAATAGAATCTAATCCTATTTCTGATTCAATAAATAAGACACCTACACCTTTTGACCCTCGTAATGTTTTCATAATTACAGGAAAGTCTGTGCCTAAATTTTCAAATGATTTTAAGGCATTTTCTTTATCTGTTATTAGTGATGATTTAGGTTGTCTTAAACCAAAGTCTGCAAGTTTGATTGATGTTCTATATTTGTCTGTGCATATTTCTATACAGTCTCTACTGTTTACACAGCATACTTTATCTTTTTCAAACATGGATATTATATCCATCCAACTGTCTCTACGAACAACTGAACCTCTAAATATCGCAACAGTATTTTTATCAACTACGAATCCTTTTTTATCATCTTTATTGTGTAGTCTTCTAATACCATCTTCGTATGATGTATATCCACCTGTAAGTTTGTACAGGTAGTATTTCCACCCTAACTTTTTTGCCTCTTGTTGAAGTCTGTCTGCCGTATGAAAGGTTTTTGCTTTTTCAGGCTCATCTGTTATGATTACTAGTTTAGGATTTTCAACTGCCTCACTAATAAATTCATTAAAACTAGTTACTTTCATCTTCTACTTTTTTACCTATGTTATATTTTGCCGATAGTGTCCACTCGTTCTTTTCTTTAAAAGGTAAAACTTTTATCTGACTTAGAGGTGCCTTGTTTTCAGATTCCTCTTTTTTAGTAATGTCAATTAAGTTCCAATCTTGTAACAATATCGCTATTGTATTTCTTCTTTGTATATCATTTTCAGATAGTGTTGCTGTTTTGCCGTCTAATGCAAATAACTCTTTGAAATGTACAATAAAATACTTACCTTGTTTATGTAAGATATGACATGATTGATATAGTGTTTTGTCTTTGCGACTTGCAACACCTATTCTAGTTAGTGTTTCTCTAACTTTTAAAAAATCATCAGGTTGTTTAATTGTAACTTCGAGCATTTTATCTGGATTCCATTCTATCTCATCATTCATCTTCTCTTTCTCCCACCCTTATCAATAGATAATTTAATTAATTCAATCTGCTCTTTAGTTAGTAAAGATAAGGCCTCTCTTGCCTTTTCGTTGCTATAATCATAATATTCTTTGACATATTGCATGTCTTTTAAAACATTTTGTTTTAGCCATTTACCACCAAATCGTTTCTTTTTTCTTATACTATTTATGAAAAAATTAAATTGAACATCTTTGTCTAAGAAGTGGTATCCATTCATTTCATTTGCCTGTGCTATACAGTCATAAAACATGGATAAACATTTATTGATGACAAAAGGTGGATACTTCTTTGCCCACTCTGTATCATCAGTATCTAATAGTTTTTCTTTAGAAAAATTGATAGCGTTTAAATAATCTTTTAATTCATACATTATTTAAACTTACATCCTGCCATAATCTCTGTTAGACAAGCGACCATATTAATCTCTTGGTCAGCGACAAAGGCTGCCTTGTATTGATAACCTGCGATTATTAATATTGCTTGTGGTATAGAGTTTGGCGATAACGATTTATAAAGTACATCATAGATACTTCTAAACAAGAACGCTGGTTCTTTATCTAGATTCTGTACGACCCACTTTCTCATATCGTTAAATCTTTT